TGGGGGCCGCTAGACCGGCAAAGGAGGCGGCCCCCGGCGTCCCGGGAGGAACGCGGCTCTTCCCGCGAAGAAGGAGCCCGGTCTCCCTACACGAAGCCGGAACGCCTGTCTACCGGGCCGCGGAAGCGTACCGGTAGCGGTGCGCGTGCCGGCGGGCGTACCGCGTCCCGCCGCCGTGAGCGAAGCGGGCGCCGTGCTCCCGGCCGCCGTAGCTGACGTGGACATGCCGCACCCTGGCGTAGTCGGTCGAGTAGCCGCCCGGCCAGCCGCGGAGCATCGCGTAGATGCAGCCCGGATTGCCGTGAAGATCGACCGCCGTCCCGCTCGCGTGCTGGCTGATCGTTCGCGTCCCGCGGATGAACGTGTGCCGGACGGTCGACCATATCTGAGAGCCGCACGTCGCGACGATCTCGCGAACCTTCTCGGCCAGGATCGGGACGACGCCGTCGAGCGACTTCGACGGCGGGGTTCGCGGGAGCGAGACCGGAGCCGCGACCGCGACCTTGACGCGAGACGGCGATCGGAGCGCCGCGCTTGACGTCGAACGGGAGTTGGGGCGGGCGGCTTGGCGCGACGCGGGGTAGTACCGCTTCGTCGCGGTGCCGAAGCCTCCGAGCTGACGGACGACCGCTTCGCCCCGCGGGTTCGATCGGACACCTTCGCAGGGCCACAAGACGTTGCAGTCCGGGTGAGCCGCGAGGCCGCGCTGGCGAGCGTCGGCCGGCGAAAGAGCGAGCGCGAGAAACGCGACCGCCGCGAAAAGAACCTTCATGGCCCCATCCCCTTGATTCGATTGACCCGCCCGGGAAATGACACCGGAGCGGATCGAGAAACAAGGGTTGACTAACCGGGAATCTTTCGCGCCGCTATCCGCGCCTGCTCGGCGCGCGCCCGCTCGCTCCCGGGCCGGGCGCCCTCACGCTTGATCCGCGCGTGGATCGCGAGCGCCCGGAAGAGAAGCATCAGGATCAGCGCCAGGTGAAGCGCGATCTCCGGCGGCCAAGGTTGCCACTGCTTCGCGAGCGAGTAGGAGAGCGACCACAAGAAGGACCCGGCGACACCGGTGAGAGCGAAGCGACGCCCCCACTGAAGCCACGCCGGATCGTCTTCGTCCTCATGCTCGTGGCTCGTCAGTTGCATGACGTAGATCGCGAGCAGGAATCCAACTATCGTCATTATCAGGTGAACGACGGTCAGATCGCGGCCTTCAAGAAGGTGGTCGAGCATCGGTATTGCTCCTGCTTCCGAACGGACTCCAGTTCTTCGCAGCCCCGATGATCCCCTGGCAGATTGCCATTCCGGCGAGCCCTACTAGAAACGCCCCCGTCCCCTGCCCGGTTCCGAGATACTTTGCGAACGGTTCCGCGATGTAGTTCGCCGTCAGACCCCCGACGACGACGGAGCCGATAATCGACCAAGGGTCCGATCGCTTCAGAACGAACGCGTTGACGACGCCGCCGAAAAAGCCAGCGATCAGGTCCGGCGCCTTTACGCCGAGTTGGATCAAGAAGCCGGGCTCATCTGCCATCTTCACCTTCCCCGAAATAGCGCGGGCCGCGATTCGGGCCGCGTCAGAATATACCTGACACGGCCCGCGCCACACTCGGAGAGATTGAAGAAGTCTACAGCTTCAGGGCGAGCCCGAAGCCGACGAAGTCACCGGTCTGGAAGTTCTGACCCGTCCCGCCGATCCACAGCTTCGTCGAGGCCGGTTGGTATTTGATCCACGTATCGACGACCATTCCGTTCGACAGGCGCGTCAGCGCGCCGAAGCCGATCTCCGCGGAGACGAGCCAGGAGCGACCGACCTGAAGGCCGAGATGCGCCGAAACGTCTCGCTCGTTCAGTCCGACGAAGACGTACGGGTTTAGCGGACCGGCCGTCATGTTGCCGGGGAGCGGCGGGACGCTCGGGACCGCGACGCCGTTTAGTGCCGGGATCGCGTTCGTAAGCTGCTGAACGACCGACCACGGAGCGCCGACGGCGAGCCGCTGCTCGAATGACGCCGCGCCGGAGAGCGAGAAGCCCGCCGCCGGGTCGCCGCCGTTAACGCGCGAGACGCTCGCGATGCTCTCGACGAACCAGAACGTCGAGCCGATCGGGCACGTATAGCCGGCGAGAACGCCGAGATCGCCCGCGAGAACCTGGGTGCCCGAGATATTCGTCCCGGCGCCGCCACCGGCCGCACCCTGCGAAGCGCCGCCCCAATAGAACCCGCACCCGGTCGGGTAGGCGAGATACTTATTCGGCGGCTTCGGAAGATCGGCCGCGAAAACGGAGAGCGCGAAGAGCGCGACGGCTAAGATCGCGACGACGGTGCCGACCGCCAGGTTATAGGTTTTCCGCTGCATGGGTGTCCCCCTTCGGTTGAGAGACCCACGCTACTCCCGCTCCGCCGGAGTCGGCTGTTGCCGAATTACACCATGTTGATTTTTTCGACCGGTTAGGAGGATCGCGTCCGCCCCTCGACGAACGCGACCGCGCCGTGAAGCACCGGGAGGACGTTCTTCAGGTCCGGGGAGACCTTCCGGACGACCGGCAAGATCGCGTTGACGTGCGGCATCGCCTTCTCGACGAGCGGGAGAAGCGCGTCGATATGCGGCTTCATTTCCTCCGCGATCGGGACGAGCGCCTCGAGATGAGGTTGAATCGCCCGGGAGGCGGCGACGAGACGCTCGGCTCCCGGGAGGTTCTTGTCGATGTCGGCGATCAGCTCGTCGGGGACGTTCGCGAGACCGAGCGCCAGCTTGACCAGGCTGTTCACGCAGACGGTCCCGTCGAAGGTGCCGCCGGCGGACGATCCGTAACCGGATTCGGCTCCCCCGCCTCCTGATGCGACGCCGCGACGATCGCGGAGCCTGCCGGGACCTGCGGGATGGCGTCGATGATCTTCTGCGCGACGACTTCGGGCGTCAGGTTAAACCGCTTCATCGCGTCGGGGATCGCGGTCGACGCCTCGCGCGCGGCTCTGTAAAGCAGGTTCGACTCGACGTGGACGGACTTCCCGGAGATCCTCACGGCACCGTCGGCGATCAGGGACGACGCCCGGTTCTTCAGGAAGACCTCGAGCGCGTCGCGCGACGATTGATCGAGCCACTGGCTATACTTCGACTTGCCGATGATCGCGAAGCCGAGAGCGATCAAGCCTTGCAGTAGAGTATCGACGTAGGGGGCGAGCCAGCCGAAGGCCGAAAGATGAATGATCCCGCCGCTCTTCTGCTCGACGACCGGAGCTGCGACGATCGCGACCTTCCCGGACGGATCGACCTGGGCACCGGCGGCACCGACGACGACGGGGCCGGCCGGTGTAGCAACGGTCGTGGCCTTGTCGGACGGGAATTGAGCGAGAGCGGGCGAGACGAGCGCCGCGATGAGCGCGAACGCGAGAGCGAGCTTCTTCATTTCGGGATACCCCCTGGGGCCGGTTTCGGGTTTGGGAGCCGCAACCATAAACCTGAAGATGCTATTCCGCAAATGCTCGTTCGACGACGCCACTCGCGATCGAGTGGGCCTCGTCGGCCGCCGCGAGCCCGCTCGCAAACTTCCCGGCAGCGTCCGCCTCCTTCCCGACGACGTTTGAGATTAGCGTCGAGAAGATTTTCGCGATGTGCGCCGCGAAGGCTTCGTCGACCGCCTGTTGAGCTCGCTCGCGCGTCATGTCGCGTCTCTCCCCTTACAGCCTCGCGAACTGGAAGTGCATCCAATCGTAGTCGCGTTCGCGGCCGAGCCCGATCGCGCCCTCGTCGTAGACGAAGCGCCAGAACGCGTCGTAGGGCGGGTCGTCGAGCGTCGCCTGCGCGCGCTTCGCCTTCAGCGGGTTGTGCTCCGGGTCGATGTCGACCGCGCACCCCCACGAATGGATCGACCACGCCGAGCTGCTGCCGCTCATCTTCCGGACGTTCAGGCAACCGCCGTACAGGTCGAGCCGAAGCCGCTTGATCTCGTCCAGGCCGTAGTGATCGAGCGTCCGGGAGAAAATCCGGTCGAGGCTCTCCCGGACCTTCCGGTGACAGGAGAACTTGCCGATCGTCTCGTCGAGGTCCCACGCGATCCGCATCTTATACGGAAGAACGAGAGAGACCTGATCTCCCCCCTTCGGGCCGTAAAACGAGTCCATTGAAGATTGGCGGGGCCACGACGGCCGCGTCGACGGTGCCGAGACCTTGCTCGACGTCACGGGCGCGAGCGGCCGGGACGGGACCGCCTGCTCCGCCTTCTCGTCGTCGCGCCAGTTCTCGACGGACGGGTCCGGACGACCGCCGTTGACCTGGCGCGCGTCCCATATCGAGATCGCGTGCCGCGTCTGCGGTCCGCTCCGCCCGTCGATCTCTCCGACCTCGATCCCGTCGAGCCGGCAGATGAGCTGCTGCGCGGCGATTAGGCGTCGAGCGGTCGGCCACGCGTCGAAGCGATAGATACCCTGGTTGAGAAGAAAAGCCGTCAGCGCGGTTGTGGTCAGAGGGCCGAGATCGCCGTCGATCTTCCCGGCGTAGAGACCGGCCGACGCGAGTCTCGCCTGAATGTCCTGAAGTTTCATGTTCCTTCCGGAAAGGCTGGCTTTTTCGGCAGCTCCCCGGAATCAGCCCTGACGATCTCCCGGAGCTGCTCAACGTATACGCGCCACTCGTCCGGGAACGCAACTCCAACCTTGAAGCACCGGATCGCGACGCCGTCGGTATCCGAGAGAGCCGCGAGCGCGCGGGAGCGGGCTGAGGGCGCCGCGGGTGCCGGGATGGCCTCCGTCTCGAAGGTCTCGCGGACGACGTCGCCGTCGATCTCGTACGCGGGGCTCGCGCCGTCTAAAATTCGATAACCGTCCGGCGTCGAGAAGCGGACGACGTCGGCGACGCGGTAGTTCTTATCGGACCACCCTGGCGCGACACCTTCGACGACAGAGCCGCCGGGAAGCGCAACGCGCGAGCCGCTAAAGAGCGTAACGACGGCCGGCGGCGAGATCGAAACAAGAGCGAACATCTGGAATCTCCTCTGCAAAGGAATTAGTTCGGGTAGGCGACGACGATCACTCCGTCGCAGCCCGCGCCGCCGGTCCCGTTGCCGGAGGGAGGCGCGGAACCCGCGCCGCCGCCGCCGGAGCCGGAGTTCGCCTGCGTGCAAGCCTGCCCGTTTCCCGGGCCCACCGCGCCGTTCCCGCCGCCGCCGGTCCCGCCGGTCCCGCCGGTCCCGCCGTTGTACGTTCCGCCGCCGCCCCCGGCCGCGTAGGTAACCGACGATCCGCTGATTGACGATGCGCTCCCGGAGCCGCCGGTGCCGCCGACGGAGGCCGAGCCGGTCCCGCCGGCCGCGCCAGCGCCGCCGCCGCCGCCGCCCGTATAGTTTGTGTTTCCCGGACCGGAATCGCCGCCGTCGTTGCCCTGCCCAACCGTTCCGGTCCCGTGCGTATTCGGGTTGCCGCCGCCGCCGCCGGAGCCGCCGTTCGATCCGTTGCTCGCCGCGCCGCCGGCGCCGCCGCCGCCGCCGCCGCCGGTCGCCGTGTGCGAGTTGAACGAAGAGTTGTTTCCGTTCGTCCCGTTCGACGTCCCGGAGCCGCCGCCGCCGCCGGTTCCTACCGTGATCGTGTAGGTGCCGACCGTCAGGCTGTCGGTTCCGGTTAGCTTTCCTCCTCCTCCGCCGCCGCCGGCTCCTCGCGTGTTCCCGGAGGCCCCGCCCCCGCCCCCGCCCCCCGCGACGATCAGATAGTCCGCGCTCCCGGTCCCCGTGCAGACGAGCGAGCTTGATGAATTGAACGTATGGATCCTCTTCCCGCCGCTGCTCGTGACCGTCCCGCCCGTGCAGAAGAGCGCCGGGTTTGAGAACAGGTTCGGGATCATGACCGGCCCGGGGCCGATCTGAGCGAGCGATCCGCCCGTCGCGACGAGAGCGATTAGGCCGACGAGAAAAAGCCGAAGACGCGTCATTGCAGTGCCTTGATGACGTAGGTCGAGACAGCGTTGATCCGGACGACCGATATCACGAACTTGCTCGTGTTCGTCGTCGTGAGCGCGTCTCCGGTGCTCGACGAGACCGTGAAGCCCGAGAAGGTCGTCGCACCGGCGCTCGCGTTGTTCGTCACGAGGATCATACAGGAGCCGTCGTTGGACGGAGCCGTGATCGTATAGGCGCCGCCGTTCGTGACGTAGTGAAGCGGCCTGGCACCGCAGTCGACCGTAAAGCTGCCGGTCGAGATCGAGTTCGACGTCACGTTCGCGCCGCCCGAAATCGTCTGGCTTGCGACGTTCGTCAGCGCGACGGTGCCGGTCGCCGCCTGGAAGGTGACGGTGTAGGCGGTCCCGCTCGCGTTCGCGCTCGCGAGCGTCGTGTAGCCCGTCGACGAGCCCTGGATAAGAACGCCGCTCGCCGGGAAACTCTGCGCGGCCGTCCAGACGTTTCCGTTTCCGAGATTGATCGACGCGACGACGGCGCCGGTCGTCGGAGAGATCGTCAGCGACGCGTTACCGGCCGTGACCGACGAGACCGACGCGGCACCCGAGCAGGAGCCCCACGCCGGGGCCGCGTTCGAGTTCGAGAGAAGGCACTGCCCCGCCGTCGCTGTCCCGGCGAGGATCTGAAGCCGGGTCGAGTCGGAATAGACGATACCGCCGTCCGAAGCCGTCAGCGATCCGCCCGTACCGCCGTTCGCGATACTCTGCCCGGCGACCGTGTCGGTCACGGCCGGGAGCGTCAGGACCGCGGACCCGAGCGCGCCAGTCGTCGGCTGAACCGTGATCGTCCCGGACGTCGCGTTGGCGAACGCGATCTTGCCGACGACGCTTCCCGCCGCACCGACGACGACGCCGCCGGTCGAGACGCTCGCGAGCGTGACCGCCCCGGTCCCCTTGCCGTTTATCGAGAGCCCGGCGTTCGATCCCGAGTCGATCGCCGCCAGCGCGACCGTCCCACCGGTCGCGGCACCCGTCAGGCTGAGACCCGCGGCCTGCGATCCCGTCGAGGCGTCGATCTTAAAGACCGGGTTCGTCGTCCCGTTCGGCCCGACCGCGAGAGCGTTCGCGCTCGCCGACGTGATCGTATGGTTCGCGGTCGAGAGAGTCCCGGTAATCGTCGGCCCGGCCGAGAGCACCATCGAGCCCGTCCCGGTGACGGAGTTCGAGAGCGTTACGCCGCCGTAGGTCAGGGCCGCCGAGATCGTCGTCGCGCGCGTGAGCGTAATCGCACCGGTCGAGGTCCCGCCGAGCGTGATCGTCCCGGAGCCCTTTGCGTCGATCGTTAGGCTCTCGTTCGTCCCCGACGAGATCGCGGCGATCGCTACGCCACCGGCCGCGGCCGCACCCGTTATTTTGACGCCGGTCGCTACCGACGCGGTCGCGGCGTCGATCAGCAGGACCGGATTGGTCGCGCCCTCGCGCCCGACCGCGAGACCGCTCGCCGACGTCGTCGTGATCGTCGCGGTCCCGGTTGAGCAGAGCGCGTTCGTCCCGATCGTGCACCCGCCGATCGCCAGGCTCGTCGCGGTCGCGACACCGAGCGCCGGGGTCGTAAGCGTCGGCGACGTCTGCTGAACGACGTTCCCGGTCCCGGTCGTCCCCTTGTTCGCGAGTACCCCGGCGTTGTTGTAGAGAATGAACTGATCGGAGCCCGACGTGATCGCGGTCGTCCCGATCGTCAGCGATGACGCGACCGCCGTGACCGTGCAGGTCGAGCCGAGCGTGCAGGTTTGCCCGTTGACGGTCGTCGCGGCGTTTACCAGAACGGAGTTCGGGATCGTCCCGGCGCCCGCGACCGTCCCGGAGAACGTCGGGCTCGCGATCGTCGGGCTCGAGGACATGACGACGCTGCCGGCCGTGCCGGTGATCGTATACTCGCCGAGAACCGCTCCGTTGTCGTAGAGCACCCGACCCGTCGTGCCGCTGGTGATCGACGTCGTCCCGACGGCGATCGAGCTGGCCGCCGCGGTGATCGCAGCGCAGGTGAACCCGGTTCCGGGTGTCCACTGAAGAGCGTTCGCGGAGCCCGTGCATCCCGACATGGCGTAGGCGACGGGCGATGCGACGGAGCCGGTCCCGTTCATCACGACCGTGTTCGCCGCTTGCGTCGCGAGGTTCGTCAATCCGACTAGGCCGGTCGCCGTGAACGACGTCGTGATCGTCACGCCGGTCAGCGTGGGCGCGGTCCCGAAGACGAGGGCTCCGGAGCCAGTCTCATTGGAGATGACCCCGGCAAGCTGCGCGGACGTCGTCGAGGCGAACTGCGAGAGCGGGTTCGTCGTTACGCCGCACGTCGCGCAGGCGTAGGTGACGACGCTCGCCGGGAACGTGACGGAGAGCGGGGCGGTCGCCGCGAAGCTGCCGGACGAAGGCCCGGAGAGCGGGCCGACCGTCGTCCCGTTGATCCGGACGAAGAGCCCGGACGTCGTCGACCACATATCGCCGTCGACCGGAGCCGTCGGCGCCGTGCCGGCCGGGACGTTGAAGCCAGCGCGAACCGTCGTCGAGGCCGACGTCGCGAGTTTCCCGGTCATCGTCCCGCCGGTCGTCAGGAGCGGCGGGGCACCGAGATAGTCCTGCTTCGCCGCGAAGACGGCGTTCCATTGCGCGACCGTCGGGACGTAGCCGTAGGTCCATCCCGGCGACGTCTGAGCCGCGGCCGGAAGCGAGAGCGCCGCCCATGCGAGGGCGGCAGCGAGAAGCGAGCGAGCGTTGAGGATCTTCGTCATAGCTTCAGGTTCCAGTACGTGATCGTGCTGCGCGGGACCGTCGTCGTCGTCGCGCTGCCGCCGGTCGAGGCGGTCTGGTTGGCGGTCCCGCCGCCGCCGGACGCGTCGCGAACGCTCGCCCCGGTCGACGCCGAACTGATCGTCATGTTTCCTACAAGCTGCACCTGCGTGAAGATGCCCGGGACGACCGTGAAGGAACCGCCGGTGCCGCCGAGACCCGCGAAGCCGTTCGGCGTCGTGAACCCGTGCGTGTGCCCCGGGTCGTAATAGTAGACGGAGTGAATGTGGGCCGGCATCTGCGACTGCGATAGCGTGATGACGTTCGCGCCCAGGATCGAGCCAGGGGTCGTCCGGTCTCCGGAGACGACGGTCGCGCCGGACAAGTTCGTCGACGTCGTCCCGTTCTGCGAGTCGGCGCCCATCAGCGCGGCGCCGTTCATGTTCCAGACTGCGAGCGCCTTGTTCGCCGCGTAGTCGGCCGCCGCGCTCGCGCCGCGCGTCGAGGCCGCGCCCGTCGACGTGTAGATCGGGCAGATGGCGTTCGAGCAGCTCCCCCAAATCAGGACGAACAGGAACTGCGTGTCGGCGTTCGCGCGGCCGGTCGCGTTCGAGCTTCCGTTGCCGATCGTCGTCCCGTTCGCGGAGACGTAGCCGTAAGGGATCGTCGTCGAGACCGCCGCGACGGGCGTCCCGGTCGGGACCTGCCCGGGGTCCTGAACCCACCCGGCGCCGCCCGCGTCGGGGTCGGTCGTGTTGTTCTCCGCGGTCGAGAGCCACCGGTAGCCCGGGACGATCGTCGACGAGAGGATCGTCCCCTTCGGGTAGCCGCCGATCGACGTCGCGAACGACGAGTCGTAGAAGACCGGGCCGCCGGCCTGAACCCACTGCGACCATTGCGTTACTTGCTTCAGGATGCCGTTGAAGTCCTGGCCGAACGGCGGGCAACCACCGGCGCTGCTCGGCGTGAACGTCAAGGGCGGGAAGCCGTCCGTCAGGGACGCCGCGCAGTTCGTCACGCCGATCTGCGAAGCCTCCGGGATCGAGCGGATGTAGGCGGAGCCGGCGGAGTTGCCCCATACGATCGGGAACTTCGGCGGGATCGCCGACGAGTCCATCGCGAGCGCGGAGAGCGGCCAGAGCGAGAGCGAGAGAATAGACGCGACGAGACGCTTCATGGGAATCCCCTGCTTCAGCTCTGCTCGATGTTAATTACCACGCCGGCCGGATTGGGCAAGACGTTCGACTGCTGAACGATCGCCAGCTCGACCGCGGTGAGCGGAAACTCGAACTTGTACGTCAGGCTCATGTCCTGATTATCGACGATGTAGGCGTTCCCCCGGAGCGGAAAGAGCCGCATCAGGATAGCGTTGACGCTCGGGATCGCGCCGTCGCTGATATTCCCGGCCGCCTTCGCGAGGATCAGCCGCCGGAAGTCCTCGTCGCTCAGGACGTAGTTGTCGGTCGTCCCGGAGCCGGTATAGAAGCCGCCCTGGTTGAAGCCCGTCCAGCTCGACGTCGCCTCGTTGAAGCCGAGATACTCGGCACCGCCCGGGATATGAAGCGTCCGGCCGGACTCCAGACCGACGATCTTTCCCCACACGTCGAGACCCCACCCCTGCGCGGTCAGGACGTTCCAGACCATATCGTAGAGGCTCTGAAGGTTCTCCGTCGGGTCCATCGCGGCGTTGAAGCTCGTTATCATCGCGTCGAGGATCGGCGAGTTCGCATATTGAGAGATCACGGTCGTCCACGCGTCGAACGCCGGCATGACGCCGATCGGCGAGATGCCGATCTGGAACGTCCCGATCCCGTTCGCCGACCCAGGCACCGGGCGCGGATAAGGGGGGCCGGTATCGGTCATGTCAAGTCAGCTCCACGACGATGTTTGCGGCGACGAGCTGCGGGACCTGATCGACCTGAACGACCGCGACCGCCGCGTCCGCGGCCGTAAAGGTTATCGAGGGGCTCGACGTCAGGGACGCTCCGGACGACGTCGTCGCCGCGCTGGTGACGTAGACGCCCGCGCCGCCGGGCGTTCCGGACGACTGCGAGACGATGTTCGTCCCGGCCGGGACGCCGGTTCCGGTTATCCGGTCCCCGACCTTGATCTCTCCGGTGACGGACGATGCGGTCAGGTTCGTTCCGGAGCCTGTCCCCGTAAATGTAGCGCCGATCGTCTGCGGGTTGTTGACCGTGTAGGTCCCGACGCCGCCGACACCGGTCCCGAAGACCGTCACCTTCGTCCCGTTGATGATGTCGCCGTCCGCGTCGTAGAGATAATCGCCGACGACGATCGCGCCGGAAGAGACCGCGACGACCGTCAGCGTATTCGCGACGATATAGCCGTAGCAGACCGCGTCCGGGGCGTTCTTCGACCCGATCAGGATCGAGGCGACTTGCGCCCATGCTCCGAGCTGCGCGATCGCCGGGACGTACTGAGCGGCGTAGAGCGTCGCGCCGATACGCGCGCGCGGGATCGGTATGTCGGTCGCTGGTTCGGCGCTCGTCATCGGCTCGGCCGCGACGGTCTGAGACGGCGAGACCGTATAGGTTCCGACGCCGCCCTCGCCGGTGACGAACGCCGTGATCTCCGTCCCGTCCTCTAGGTTGCCGGTGAGGTCCGAAAGCTGCTGGCCGACCGAGATCGCGCCGGAGCTCAAAGACGTCACCGTCAGGGTCGTCCCCGCGATCGAGCCCGTGAAGCTCGCGGCGAGCGCCTCGCCCGAGAACGCGGCGATCAGCGCGCTCTGGATTTGCGTCTCGGCGGAATCCGGGACCGTCGGGCTGTTCGCGATCGTCACCTTAAAGAGGACCTGAAGGTCCGCCGGCGTCTCGTACTTGATCGAGTAGGCGATCGGCGCGCTGTAGAGCGGGTTGGAGTCGTAGACCGTGACAGTCGTATTCCCGACCATCGGAGCCCCGGCGCCCTTCTTCGAGAAGATCGCCGCCGCGATCTCGTCGGGGTCGCCGCCCGCGACGCAGATGTAGATCGAGTAGGCCGCGATGTTCACGCCGCCGACGGTCACGATCCCGGACGTGTTGTTGTTATAGCCGTAGTAGTCGATCACGCCCGGGACGCCCGCGACCGCGCCGATGATCGCGCCGATCGGCCCGAAGCTGTTCCCCGCGACGCTCTCGCGCCGCCGCGTCTCGAAGGCCGTCCGGCTCTCGACATCCCGCCCGACGACGCCCGAAGAGACGCTCGCGGAGTCCCACCCGGGAATCGCCTGATAGATGCGGAGTGTCTCCGGGACCGCGGTCGGGCCGGGGACCTGCGCGTCGAACTGAAGCGTGACGGAGCCGGACGCGATCGTCCCGGCCGTCGCCGCGACGTAGAGCGCGTTCGACGCGGGGTCGATAACGAGCGTCCCCTCCGGGATGATCGTCCCGTCGGAGCCGGCGCAAACGACCTGAAGCGACGTCGGCTCCGCGGCGTTCCGCTGAATGAAGTAAATCTCGCCGATCGCGTCCTGCCACTGCCCCGACGCGAACGACGGGTCGATCTGGTTCGAGCAGTAGACGAAGATCGCGTACGCGTTCGAGATCGAGGCCGCCCAACTCGAGGCGAGCTGTCCCTGAGGCGTCGTGAGCCCGTAGTTCAGGTTCCGGCCGAAGGCCGCGTCGATGTCGAGCTGAACGCCAGCGAGGACCGCGGGGCCGCTCGGCGCCAGGAACCCTACCTGAGTGAACTGGACGCTCGGGACGTTCGTGCCGGCGGTCATTTATTGCCCCCCCTGCGGGTTCACGACCTCGAAGTCGGCCGCCGAAGTCTTCCCCGACGTCGACGTGACCTGAATCTGCCCCGCGACGATCCGGCTCGTGATCGCCCGGATGTAGCACTTCGCGCTCGCGACGTCCGGGACCGTCATGGCGGCCGCGACGAAGTAGGCTTTCAGCTGCGAGAGCGACGGGTTCTTCCCCAGGATCGACGAGAGCCACGGGAGCCCGAGCGTCGTATCCCAATAGACCTCGCCCTGAAAAGTCCTGATCGCGCTCGCGGCGTCCTGCGCGAGCGAGTAGGGGTCGGAGGCGACCGCGATGTTCCCCGTCGCGTCGAGCGTCAGGTCCCAGGTCGAGCGGTCGAGCAGAAGCGTGTCCATCGGTCTCCCGCCTTCTATGCCGGCGGACCGGAAGTGCCGCCGCCCGTCGTGACGCCAGTGTGAGCGTGGGTCTCGAAGACCTTGCCGTGGATCGTGACCGTCCCGCCCGCGGCGGGCGTGATCGTGATTCCGCCCGCGCCCGTGCTTATCACGTTCCCATGCGAATCGGTAAGCTCGAAGCCCCCGCTCTCCAGCGCGAGCGACGTCCCGTTCTTGTCGACGATCCGGATGCCGTCGGCCGTGAAGACGAGATATTGCTCCGGCGCGACGTTCAGGCACCCGCCGACGTAGACGCCGTCGGCGAGATCGTACTGCCGGCGCGAGCCCGGGAGCGCCGCCGCCCGCGTCGCCTTGACCTTCGAGATGTCGCGGTCCGAGACGACGACGTAGCCGATGTCGTCGACCTGGGGATCGCAGATGACCGCGTTCGCGCCGCCTTGGATCCTCGACCACGGTATGTCGGGGACGACCCCGTGCTCGGTCCCGTAGCCGTTCCCGTCGATCTGGCTGACGAGCGGCTGAACCTCGACGGTCCCGGCCGGCTCGCCCTCGCCGCCGCCCGTGACCTTCGTCACCTTAACGAGCTTCATCGTGCTCATCTCGGAGATCAACTGCCGCGCCAGGAACATCGCGACGGCCGTCTCGTCGTTCGTGTCGTTCGGCCGCTGCTGCCCGTAGGCGAGATCGTCCGCCATGCTACGGCGCCCCCGCGTTCGGCGGCGGCGGGGCCGCGAAGCCCTTCGGGTAGCAGGCCATCGTCATGCTCCAATCCCCGCGCGGGACCTTCGCGTCGAGCGCCAGGTCGAGCTTCTGAACGACCCACGACTTGTTCGCCTGCGGGATGATGCTTTCGACCCTGATCTCCCCGCCGAAGGCGACCTGCGGGATGAAGAGCGAGCGGACGATCAGCCAGCCGTTCGGCGCGAACGACGGGTAGCCGATCATCCCGGTCTCGCGGGAGATCAGCGGGACGGTCGGGACGCTCCGCGAGCCGCCGAGCGGCCAGATCGCGAGCTTCGTGTTCCCGTCGACGATCTCCGCGTTGATCGCCGCCGCGCGCGCCGCGCGCCGGACCTGCTGCATGATGCTCCCCGGGAAGTAGCTCGGCGGGAGTTGGACCGTCACCCCGTTATTCTCGAATCCGAGGTTCATCTGCCGGGCCCAACCGCTCATCATGGTCGCGACGTCGGTCGACTGCGGGAAGCTCGACGCCGCGGCCGGCATCACGCTCTCGAAGAGCCCGGTCTGGCACTCGAAGCGGAACGGGACCTTCGGCGACTGATTGAAGTCCCCGAAGGCGAGCCCCGCGACGCCGGCGAAGACGGGGGACATGCCGCTCTCCGAGTCCCCGGCCGAGACCGTGACGATGTTCCGCTGAACGGAGTTGAAGATCATTCCGAGCGTCGAGAGCTGATTGACGAGATCGTTCGGCATACCGAAGACGGAGATCGAGGCGCGCGATCCCGCCGGGGCGCCGGAGTTCTCGATCCGGACGCGCGTCCGGAAGCCGGAGAGCGTGACCGTGTCGGACCCGGCCGTCCCGGCGAACGTGATCGGCTGGCCGGTCGCCTGGCTCGCCGCGAGCTGCACGGTGACTTCGAGTTGGCGCTGAACGTAGCTCCGCCGGCTCCGGAAGCCCGGCTGCGGCGCCGGTTCCTCGAAGGTCCCGCCGGTGATGACGACGCGCTTCCCGCTCACGGCTCTTCCTCGACGTCGTTCGAGAGCGCGTTCTCGTCGAAGTAGAGGAGCTGATAGCGCGAGCCTAGCCCCGTGTAGACCGGGTCGGTCGAGCCCTGCGTGTCGACGAACGCGAGATCGCCGACGAAGCCACGATAGGCGGAGCGGACGATCCGGTTCAGGTTCTCGCAGATCACGCCGCACGCGATCAGGCTGTTCCCGACGTAGAGGTCGATGAAGAGCGCGTACGCGGTCTGATACAGGTTTATGATGCAGGGCTGGCCGTCGAGCTGAACCTGAAGGGTCTGGTTCGGGACCGCCTGAAGCGGGACGATCTGGCGCGTCATTGAAGCCTCCACGTCCCGTTGTCGAAGTTCTTGTCGATCTCCTGCGACGGCGCCTGCGGCGAGACGTTACCGGTGTTGACCTGGCCGGCGTTGACCGGGCTCTGCGTGTTCGCGAAGTTCGCGGTCGCGCTCTCCCTGATCTCGATGAACCAAATGTCGATCATAATCATGCCGACGCCGCTTCCCGCGCTCCGCTTGTAGTCGACGTGGCTGATGTTGCAGCCCGTATACGTCTTCTCTGGCGTCACGACGTCGAAGAGATCGAGCGTCCCGGCCGCGGCATGGACGCTGTCGAGCAGGGACTGCCGGTCGCTCTCCGACCCGCCGGAGACGACCCGGACTTTGACGTCGAACGGAAGCTCGACCTTGTCGTAGCTCTGAAACCCGCCTTCCTCGATCGGGTAGTCGGCCGTCGGCCAGTCCTGCTTGTAGTCGAAGTCGACGATCGACTGATAGTCGAACGCCTGCAGCCCGTTGAGATAGATTCCCCACTGCGAGCCGAAGAGACTGTTAAGCGCCGTCGCGACGTCGGCGACGAGAAGCGCGATGTTGTTCGCCGAGTAGCTCGAAAGCGGCGGGACGCCCGGGACGTTCGGGATGTTCGGGATGTTCGGCATCAGACCAATCCGTAGTTGGCGGGCGCCGCGATCGACGACCGCTTGATCGCCGGGCCGATCTCCTTCGAGATGCCCTCCGCGTCCGTCGCGTTCGGCGCGTTGATGTTGATGTTGTTGATCGAGACGTCGGACTTGATATCGCCCCCGCCGCGCGCCCCGTCGCTCGCGCGGCCCGCGGCTGCGGCCGCGCCGCCGAGGTTGCGGTTGAACTGCGAGACGTAGCCGGAGACGCTCGTCCCGACCGCGTCGCGCGCGTTCGGGTTGCTCATCCCCTTCTCACCCGCGAACCACGCCGCCGCCGCGCCGCTCGCGCCGTACTTCTCGACGTACTTCCCGAACTGCTTCTTGAAGACCGCCTCCTGCGTCTCCGGGCTCGCCAGGAACTCGGCCGGGGTCATCGAGCGGCCGGTCGCGTCCTTCGACCACTCCGGGATGTTCGCGCCCATCACCTGATACTTTCCGTAGGCGCGATCCCCCGTCCGCGTCACCGGTCCGATCGCGGAGTAGCCGCCGGAGCCGCGAGACTCGATCATCGCGATCGCCGCCTTATAGGCGTCCATATCGCCGCCGTCGGCCTTCTTCTTGTCGGGGCCGAAGAGCCACTCGCGGACGGCGCGCGTCCCCGGAAGCTCGCCGACCTGCATCCCGGTCGCGCGGTCGATGTCGAGGATCGACTTCCCGGCGCTCTTGACATCGCCGAAGCCGAGCTTGTCGAGCGGCTTCGTCAGAAGCTCGAAGAGCGGCGTCAGCTTCCGGACCCCGTTCTCGATGACAAGCACGATGTTCGTAAACGCCTGGGTGAGAAGCTGGCCCGCCTTCGCGCTGTCCTCGTTCGCGGTCCCGGCCTTCTTCGCCGCGTCGGCGAGCGCGTTGAACTGCGCCGTCGAGAGCGAGAGCATCGAGAGCATGTCCTCGTTCATCCCGGGGACGCGGCGGAGCCAGGTCGCGGCTTCCGGCGCGCTCATCCGGCCGGCGCCCATCTCGCCCGCGATGTAGCCCCTGATCTTTCTCAGGGTCGTGTCGGCGTCGTCCCGGAGCGTCGCGCCGGAGCGGTTGAGCAGCGTCGCGAAGCCTCCTTCGAACATCCCGCTCCCCTGCCGGACGCTCTCGATCTGCTGCTGCAGGCCGGAGAGCACCGACGTCGCGGCCCCCGCGTCGCCGCCGCGCATCCGGATCATGTTCTGCCACGTCGAGAGGTTCTCGACCGCCGTCCCGATCGTCTTCGCGAAGCGGCCGGTCGCGGCGTCCATGTTTGCCATGTGGTTGATGTAGCCCGCGACCTCGCTCCCGACGAAGGCGCCCATGATCCCGAGCGCGCCCCCGCGCAGGACCCGGAAGACCTCCGAGAGCTTCGCCCCGTTCCGCTCGACGTTCTTCGAGAACTCGTCGGCCGCCTGCTGCGTCTTCCGGAAACTTTCGATAGCGCGCCGCTGCTCTTCGTTGAACTGCCGCGCGTCGAGCCCGAGAACGACGAGCAACTCATCGACGACCATGCTCGCCCCCCGCGTTAGTCGCGCGGCCGGAGCCGCTCCATGACGGCGTCATTGTAGGCGTCGACGGCCGCGATCTCAATCAGATCGTAGAGATCCTCCAGCCCGAGCGTCGCGCTCAGCGGCCCGATCAACTCCGGGTGCCGGGAGACGAGGTAGCCGATTCGCGGCGGGACGTTCGGGTAGTCTTCGAGGTCGGCGCCGGCGACGGCTCCGGAGCCTGCCGCATGATCGAGGACATAAGCCGGGAGAGGGCGTCGAGTGGCGAAAAATTTACGTGCACGCTGACCACCTGGTCGCGCAGCCACCACCGGGTGACGATCTCCTGAACGTCGTCGTCGACGACGATCTCCGTCGCGACGTCCGGGTGCTTCGGGTCGCGGATGATCTTGACGCATTCGAGCAGCTGCTCGCCAAGCTCGATCATCCGGGGACCGTCGCCGGAGCCGCGCAGGAAGGTGTTGATCCCCATCACGGCGATCCCCTCCCAACCGATCCCCCGGAGGTCCATCGGTATCTCGCCCGCGCCGCGGTTCGCCGCGAGCATAAGCTCCTGAATCCACCGGTCCGCTCGCGCCGCCGGCCACTCCGTTATCAGGAAGGTCTTGTTTATGTCCCGGTTGTCGCCCTGCGAGAACTTCGGGACCTGAACGATCTTGGTCTTGCGCAACTCCGCCCCCTCCCGGGTTAGCGGCCGAGCTTCAGATAGTTTTCCGTCTCGGCCGGCTCCGGGGACTTTTCTCCCCCGGCGACCGGACCATAGTCGCGCGGCGTCAGGAACTCAACACGGGCGATGAGCGCGGGGCCTTCGGAGCCGAACGCGTAGCCGTCGGCGAACTCGACGGCCTTGACGTAGGGGCACGCTAGGATCGTCTCGTGCTCTTCGGCGCACCGCGGGCACTTGAAGGTCGGCATCGGATCAAGTCGGCGCCGGGATGACGCTCTGCCAAGTGATCTCGTACCGCCGGGCCTGAAGGACGCGCTTGCCGGCGGGCGCCGGGGAGTAGCCGGTGAGATACCCCTGCGACTGAACGAACTTCGTCCGGACGCCGGGGAGCTGCATCGAGCCCATGGCGATGTACGTTTCCTTCGCGGCCTGCATCTGCGTCCACCACGTATCGAAGATGCGGTTCGACGCCGAGTCGGCCTGAAGCGTGATCTCCTGCGGGATCGCCGTGAAGACGAAGCCGCCGGAGAGAACCCCGTCTACGCCCATCATCGTCTCGACCGAGCGGATGCGCGGGATGTCGTAGATGTCGTCGGTCCCGAAGCCCTGAAGCTGCTGCGGGATCGGGAAGAGCGGAAAGATCGAGAGCGTCAGTACCGCGTTTGCGCTGGTTATCGAACCCATCGTGTAGCTCCCCTTACTGCAGCGCGATGCTGTCGAGCGAAATCGCCTGGATCGACCCGCGGTCGAGATACCAGAACTTGATCGGCGGCGACGTCCGGCCGGATCGCTGCGCCCCGCTCGCGGCGCTGACTTGCAGGTAGTAGCCCTGCGTCTGAAGCGTCTCCGCGATGTTGATGCCGGCCGCCGTGTTCACCGCGACCTTCTGCGCGTTCGTGATGTCGCCCGGCGCGAAGGCGCCGAAGCGGAGGAATTGCGCGATCGGGTCCGCGAGCGCGGTCTCGACCAGGTTGTAGCCAGAGACCGTGTAGGGGATCGACTTCGCGTTGTTCTGAAGTTCGAGCAGCGCGAGTTGGAACGCGTTGTTCATCACGATCTGGTTGACGTAGCTGTCGAACCAGCGGAAGTCGCCGGTCACGATCCCGCGCTGGAGCCAGTTGAACTCCGTCGTCGCTGCGCCGACCGCGCCGTAGTAGTTGTAGTTGTTCCCGAAGTCGTCGCCCTGCGGCGAGCCGCAGAGGTTGACCGCCGCGGTCTCCGTCGTCACGTCGGAGACGAGCCCGCTCTGGCTTCGGAAGGCGAAGTCGGTCCGCCCGTTCGTTTCCTCGAAGTCGATCGAGGCCGCGACGCCGGCGACGAACGCGGCCTGGTTGAGATCGGTCAACTCCGAGATCAGGAAGGTGCCGGAGTCGTCGTTCGCGTCGAGCAGGTAGCCGAGCGTAGTCGCCTGCGGCGGGGTCGAGCGCGCGAGCGCGTCGGTGTCCCAACAGATATACGCGTAGCGGTTCGGCGTCCCGTTCTTCCACGCCGCGAACGCGAGCTTGTTCGTGTTCCCGGAGGCGTCCGGGTTGGTCGCGTTCAGGTACGTGACCCAGTTCGTCGTCTGCTCGACGACGGCGTCCATCGCCTCGGCCGGGGTCCTCGCGTCGGCGCCCTGCGAAAGCACCGCACCGGTCGCCTGGGTGAGCAGGAGCGAGGTCGCGCCCGCGCCGGACGGGAAGGCGACGGTGCCGAGATCGCCGTCGATCCCGGACGTGATGACGAAGCCGCCCGACTGCGAGTCGTACGTGACGGCCAGGTCGACTCCCGTCGTCGTCATGGCCTCGCTCCCGACCGTGTCGGTCCCGGAGAGTTGGTACGTCCCGACGCCGCCGGTCGTGCCGGTCAACTGCGAGAGGATGTAGAGCCCGGCGTCGACGCCCGTGCCCTCGACGAGCTGGCCCGGGGCGAGCGTACCGGAGCCGACGGCGGAGACCGTGAGCGTCGTCCCGGCGATCGACGCCGTGATGCTCGCTATCGTCGTCAGGTCGGCGTTCAGAGCCGTCTCGATCAGGCCGGCGGCGGCGGAGAAGCTCGACGCGCCGGAGAGGTCGATCGAGGCGTAGTCGCGCGAGATGCCGTCGACGACGACGGCGAGCGCGCCCGTGATGGCCTGAAGCTGCGCGAGCGTGAGCGCCGCCCCGGCGTCGCCGCCGCGGACGTAGCCGGGGACGTCTTCCTTGTTCCACTGCGCGAAGAGAAGCGCGCCCGGGAGCGCGCTCGAATTGTTGAAGCCCGCGAAGTAGCCGCCGCCGAGATCGGTCCCGCCGCCAGCGATCCGGGCCTCCGTCGAGCCGTCGCCGAAGAACGCCGCGACGGCCGCGGCGCTCGCGAAGCTGTAGACCGCGTCGATCGGGACGCGGGTGTTCTCGGTCACCACGACGCAGTTCGCGTCTACCGCGGCACCGCCGGCGGGGAGAACGCTCGGGGTCACCTGAACGAACAGAGAGGCCGGGATCGTGGACATTTTCGGAAACCCCCTACGTCGGTGGATATTCGGCGTCTACGGAGACGAGATCGACCGTCGCGCCGGCCGCGAACTGCTGCGGGACCGATACCACGACATTCGCTTGCAGCAAAGTCTCGACCACCCACCGCTCTTCGTACTGCTGCTGGTCCTGGGTAAAGGTGACGAGCTTCGGGTCCTCGCAGTAGAGCGGGACGACGCCGGTCGCGGGCGATTGAGCCTCGAAGCTCTCGACCGCGTAGGCGTCGCGGAAGAGCGTCGAGAACGTGACCGCGGCGTCCCCGGCGATCCGCGGCGCCTTCGAGTGAAAGTCGAGCTGAACGGCCATTTTAATGGCCTGCTGGATTTGCTGCGTCCCCGCGGAGAGCGTCCGCGAAGAGATATTTTGCGACTGACTGACCGTGTAGACCCCGATCCCCCCGGGCGTCCCGGAGACTTGCGCGAGGATCTTCGTGTTCGCCGTAACGCCGGTCCCGAAGACGGTTAGGCCGACCTCGATCTCCGCGTCGAAGAGCGGGTCGAGCGCGGTAACGGTCATCGCGGTCCCGGCGATCGAGCCCGTGAAGGCGAGGTCGGTGAAGGTGTCGACGTTCGTCTCGATTCGCTCCATCCGGAGCGGCGTCATCAGGACGAAGTTGTCGGCGGTCGGCTCGGAGACCCGGTTCAGGAGAGCGCGCGCGACGACCCACGACTGGTCCGTCTCGAGGATCGAGAGCAGGAACGTCCGGAGCGCGCCGATGATCGTCTCCTGAGTCGGGCTCGGCGTCATCGGTAGAACGCGATGTTCAGGAGCGGGGAGCCGGACGCCGCGATAAAGCGGAGCGCGGAGAACGTCCCGCCGTAGAGTATCTGCCCACCGGCGCCCGCCACGACGAGGTTGCCGATCGACGCCGTCGGCGCCCCGCCGTCGTCGCGGTAGCGGACGTTCGCGGTCTCGGCCTGAAGGAAGACCATCTGCGCGCCCGTCGGGATTCCGCCGCTCGTCAGGCTCGCGCTCGACGACGTCGTCGCGGCCGACGTGACGTAGACCCCGGCGCCACCGGTCGTCCCGGAGGTTTGAGAGATGATCGTCGTCCCGGCCGGGACGCCCGTGCCGGTGACGGTGTCGCCGACCTTGATGACGCCCGTCACCGACGTCGTCGTCAGGTTCGTTCCCGACCCGGTCCCGGTGAAGCTCGCGCGGACGCACGACGCCAGGCCGATCGACGCGGCGAGCTGCGACGCCGAGAGCTGGCAGTAGCCGAGCGGAGCGGTCCGCTGGCCCGGGATCGTCTGCGCGCGCGCCGTGATCGACGAGACCGCGAAGAGCAGGATCAGCAGGGCGAAGAGCCCGGCCTTAATCAACTTGATTTGCGTTTCGGTTTTCATCTTTCAACCCTCGTTCTGAAGCGTGCACGCCGCGGAGACCCAATCGGGGAACTGTTCGAGAACCTGCGCGACGAGCCAGACCCCGTCATTCGGTCCTCCGGTCGCGATCGTTATCAGGTCGCCACCGCCCTGCGTAACGCGGTTGACCGAGTCGACGGAGCCGAAGAGATAAATCTTCCGCCGGGTGCCGCTCAGGTTCAAGCCGTCGGTCTGCTGAAGGTCCCGCCAGGTCATCGGCTGAACCTGCGCGAGCATGACGTAGGCGCTCGTCATCGCCTCGCTCGCGACGTCGGCCTGGGACCGGTTTAGACGGTACGTTCCCGGGCCACCGGCGGTCCCGGAGAGCTGTTCGACGACCTCCGTCCCCGATACTACCCCGGTCCCGGAGATCGTCTGCCCGGGCGCGAGAGAGCCGCTCGCGACGGCCGAGACCGTCAGGACGTCGTCGTTGATCGAGCCGGTGAAGGCCCCGGGGGTCGCGAAGGTCGGATCGTAGACCCCGTCGACCGACGGCGATCCCGGCCCGGTCGAGCGCCGGATCGTGACCGGGATCAGCGGGTTTACGGCCCCGACGAGCGGGGCAACGATGCCGTGAAGGTTCATAGCCGCCCCGTCCGGAAAGCCTGCCCCGGCCAGCCGCTAGGCCGGCGCGGGGCGTTCTAGCGTCAGGAGAGCCGGTAGAGCGTCCAAGCCGCCGCCCCGGTCTTGCGGGCGCGGAACCGGCCGGACGAGTTCAGGCTCCCGGCGGCCGAGTAGGCCGGGACGTCCATCGAGCCGACGAGCGTCCATCCGGTGTTAGTCGTCAGCGACGCGTCCTCGGCGTCGACCGTCGAAATGTTGATAACCGAGAAGTCGAACGCGTCACCGGCCGCCGCCGACGGGATCGCGGTGTCGAGATCGGTCGCGGTCGGGAGCTGCTGCGCGGACGCGCCGGCACCGCCCTGATTAACCGTGATGATCCCGGCCATCAGGTTCGCGGCCGTCAGGGTCGCCGGGACCGTCGCCGCCGCCGGAGCGCCTTGGGGCGCCAGCTTAAAGCTCCGTTCGAGAATGACGCCGTCGATACCGGAGCCGTGCGCGTCGCCACCCTGAACGAGAACGTCGCCGCCGCGCGCGTTGCCGGCCGTGCCGGCGCCGCCTACGACTTCCGCCCGGCCGCCCGACCCGCTGGTCGCGCCACCGGCGCCACCGGTTAGTTGAGCGGCACCGCCCGCGCCGGTCGCGCCGCCCTGGCCGCCGACGGTCTTGCCGACGCCGCCGGCCGCAGAGCCGGAGCCCGCGCCGCCGGTCGTGTCGGCCGCGCCGCCCGCGGAGTTAGCCGCCGTCGCGGCACCGCCGACGTTTGAGCTCGTGCCGCCCGCGCCGAAGGTCGTGCCACCGGTGCCGCCGCGGATGCGCGCCGCGCCACCGGTCCCGGTCGCGGTCGTCGCGGCCGGGGCCTGGACCTGGCCCGGCGCCGAGCCGCCCTCGTTGATCGGGGCCCACACGGCCGCGCCTTCGGTCGCATCGGTGCAGATATAGGCGATGTCGAGCGTGACGTTCACCCAGATCGAGCCGACCGAGTAGCCATCGCCCGAGTCGTCGGTGACGGCCGGGTTCGCGGTCGCCGAGAAGTTGTTCACGAACGCCAGGTTCGCCGGGACGTCGCCCTGCTCGCTGGACCAGAGGGTTTTGCGCGTCATGTTCGTCTCTCCTGTGGCCCAAGGTACGCGGGCGGGTTTGCGTCGTTTACTCGACGATCTCGTAGTCGATCGAGTTGAGCATATGCCCGGTCTCGACCAGCGGCTTCGAGAACCCCTTGCGCGCGATCGTCGATTCGGCGAGCGGGGGCCGGTTGGTGTCTATCACGGACTGCCGTAGTTGTCCCGCGACGCCCTCGCCGACGCGGAGAAGCGTCGCGCGCCGGTCGTAGTCGGTCAGGCGGAGCTGCGTCGCGATCGCCGCCGGCCACTCTGGCCCCTTCGCGGCGATCATGTTCGAGAAGAACGGCCGCGGCGGGATTCCGGCGCGGGGGGCTCCCCAATTCTGGATCGCCGCGATCATCGCGACCGGCTTCCCGTCGGGATACTTCGCGCGGGAGAGAAAGCCGACGCGAACCTGCGAACCTGCGCGGTTTAGCCGCTCGCGCATCCCTTCCATATACCGCTCAAACTTGTCGCCGCCCTTGACCGCCATCGGTCCTATTCCTCGATCCCGCCGAACTCGCCCGGAGCATAGGGCCAGTCCGGCAGCTCGACAATCTTCCCGCGGAGCGCGTGCGGCGAGTCGGCGCAAAAGTCGATGTAGCTCTTCGCGTCGTCGAGGTTCGCGCCGCGGGTTTTGAGCTCTACGCCAAGCCGGATGAAGTAGTGACAGAGCGTCCGGCGGACCGGTTTCGGGAGCGGGCGCCCGATCTCGTTCTTGATGTTGTTGGTGAAGCACAGGATCGACGGCTCGAAGCTCGGCGCCTCGTAAGTTCCGGAGAAGCGCCAGGTCGGGGCGGGCCCCTCGACCCTGATCCCGTGCGGTCCCCCGCAGGCCGGACACCAGTGCAGGAGCGTTCGGCTCCCGTCGCTCCCGCGCGCGCTCCGGAGCTTCTTTCCGAGCGCGCCCATCGGTCAGTAGATTCCCGGCCGGCGCCGGTTGTAGAGGTTTGCGACGTAGGCGGCGTTCGGGACGTAGTTCGCCGTCCGGACGCAGGCCGTAACCGCCCAATACTCCGCGCCGTACTTCGTCTGCATGTACCAGGCTTGCGACGGCGAGCCGGAGTCGGCATTGCCCATGTCGGCGCCGAGAGAGACGGAGCCCTCGCTCGCGGAGTTGATCCGCCCGACGATCGGCGGAGCGGGCTGGCCGCTCGCCGCCGGCACCCCGGTCGCGTCGCGCGGGGCGTTGAGCCATGCGATATGCGCGGTCAGGAGGTAGATCGCGTTCTTCAGCATGTTCGTCACGCAGTAGAGCGGGTTCGTCGTCTGGTTTCCGCAGAGAAACGCCGCGCGGTCGAACCACGTCTGAGCGGTCGTCGGGTTCGTCGCCGCGAACTCCGGGAACATCGTCGTCCACTCCGAGAAGCTGAACGTGACCGGGTCGCTCATCCCTTTTCCCCTTCGGCCGGCGGCGCGTTACCGAGAATCGTCGCGTACTCCGTCCGGACGTTAGCAGCTTCGGTCCGGAGCGCGCGCGCGATCTGCTTCCCGGTCTTGACCTCCTCGACTAGCTCGCTCGCCGCGCCCGCGATCTCGAGGCGGACCTCGTCGACCGCCTTCCGGACGTCGGCGAGAACGCCCTTCAGGGAGCCGCCGAGAATGCCGGAGACCTCGCCGGAAAGTTTCAGGTTGCTCTCGTCCGCCATCTCGTTTCCCCAGGGTCGCGCGAGCAGCTCGTCAAGCTCGCGGCTCTTCTGGAGCAGCTCGTCAAGCTCGCGGCTCTTCTGGAGCAGCTCGTCAAGCTCGCGGCTCTTCTGGAGCAGCTCGTCAAGCTCGCGGCTCTTCTGCATGGTGTCGGCGAGCGTCACGCGCCCGGCGTAGGGTTTTCGTCGAGGATCCAAACCTGCCGGGTCGTAACCAGCGCGTCGCGCTCGTGGACGCGGAGCCACGCCGCCATAAACTCGGCGTCGACGTCGGTGACGCCCGGGGCGACGTCCTGCCGCGCTGTCGCTCCGGCGCCCATCAGGCGGGCGTCGGGGCCGTTTAGGCGGACGCCGGGACCGACGGAGACCGGGATCGAGCGCCCGACTTCGTCCATCCGCTCGCCCGTCGCGCGGAGCATCAGCCCGTTCGGGATCATGCAGGCGACGCGGACGGTGCTCTTGTTGTCCACAGGTTTCATATCGCTTTCTCCCGCTACCCGCCGGCGGCTGCGGCCGCCCGGTCCTGCTTCGCCCGCCGCGACTCTTCGGTCTCGACGTTCGTAATCTCGCTCCGCGTCGACTTCGGCATCCGCTTGTCGTCTCGCGGGTTGATCGGTTCGAGCCCGGAGAGCAGCTCCTTCGTCTCGCGCGCTATGCCCTCGACCGCGTCGCGGCTTTCGTGCGCGAAGACCATCTTGTTGACGACGACGGGGTTCATCCGGTTCTGCTCGACCCACTGATCCCAAAAGTCCTTGTCGATCCCGAAGTTCATCGCGGCGCCGTTGATAATCAGCGGGCGCTCCGGGTAGCCCTCCGGCGGCGTGCCGCGCGGGTAGGCGGTCCCGCGGATGCGGATAATCTCACCGGTCCGGGTCCACTTTACGACCTGGCGGATGCCGGTCTGCGTTTGCTCGTCGACGGTTTCCTTCCGGCAGAGCTGAAGTTGAAAGAACGCGACGCCGAGCCGGCAGGCGACGATTACCTTCGCTCCGGCGCTCTCGGGCTTCTTGATCTCTCCGTGGGCGCTCGCGACCTGATCGGGATGAAGCGTCGCTTCGCGGTTGAGCTTTTCGATCGGCGACTGCTCGCTCGCCGCCTTAGCCGCGCGCGCCGCCGCGCGTGCCGCCCGCTTCTCCGCCGCTGTCTGTGCCATGTCATTCCCCCTGTAAAGGCTTCGGCCCCGCTCGGGGGCCGAAGTGTTTTACACTTTTTTCCCCGGGAGGGAAGTCCGGGAGAGCGTTCCGCCTCAGACGCCGAGCATTCCGGCGACGCCGATCGGCATCCGGAGGATCGTCCCCCAGGTGCCCGACGTGTACTTCTGCTTCCAGCTCGAAAGCTCGGCGACGAGCTTGTGAGCGCGGAGCTTCTCGTTGAACGCCGGGTAGGCGACCTTCTGGCTGTCGATATTGTCGACGACGATCTGGAACGCGTTCCCGACCGCGGAGTAGCCCTGCGAGTTCGTCGAGGTCAGCTGGCCGTACTGCGGCGCCGACTTGATCTTCAGGTTCGGGTAGCCCTTCTTCAGCAGGTCCGCGACCGAGACGCCGAAGGCGTTCGTGAACGTCATCGCGATCATCGACTGCGGCGAGAGAGCCGCGGTCATCGGGGCGTCCTTGTCGACCGCACCGTTCGTCTGCGAGATGATCTGCTCGATCACGGCGATGAAGTCGTTGTAGACCTCGTTCGCGGTCGCAGCCGGCGAGCCGTTGTTGAACCAGGTCGTACCGCCCCACGCCTTCACGGCCGGGGAGAGATACGCGGAGAGATACGGGTTGTTCAGCAGGCCGTAGTTCTGCAGGCCGACGATGCCGAACGCGTAGGAGAGGTTGCCGAAGCGGTTGAGCATCGACGACGCGGCGCCCTGGACCTCGCCGACGTAGTTGATCCGCATCAGGCCGGCGCGCTCCGTCTCGCGCTCGCCGTACGCGACGATCGTCTGATAGAGATACGACTGGAACGCCGGGTAGTTGAAGTTGATGCCGGCGCGGCCGTTGTTGACGTAGTCGTCGTAGCTGGAGACCTCGCCGGTCTCTTCGACGATCGGGAAGAGGCGGGTCTCTTCGAGCCAGTCACCGGCCTTCCGCTCGCCGCCCATGATCTCGGCCATCTGCAGCGGCGCGAAGACGACCTTGATGACGTCCGGGTCGATCGCGGTCGTCAGCATCGCGGGGATCGCGGAGTTCGGGTCGGTCGAGAGCGTCCCGGCGGCGTCCATCGCGAGCTGCGCGAGAGACGCGTTCGATCGCTTCCACTCGTCCGGGACGAGCATCCGCACGCCCGGCAGGATCAGACCGTTTGCGGCGTAGGCGTCCCGCAGTTCGCTCCACGCTGCGATGGCTTCGTTCCGGTTCATCTAGGTCACTCCTGCCTTTTGGTCCCTTGGTTTGGCCGAGAGAGAGCGGCGCTAGGCCGCTCCCGATTAAGCGCCGCTCGCGAGCGGATACGAGCTGATCTTGACGACGTCGCCAGGATCGCCCTGAGAGCGGCAGTAGAAGTTCGTCTCGACGGCCTCGCTCGCCGTGATCGTCGTCGAGGCGACGACGGTCGCGTTGTCGACCACCATCGTACCGCCGGAGCCGCCGGAGCCGGTAACGTTCGCCGTGATCTCGGTGCCGGCGACGACGCCGGAGCCGCTGATGACGTCGCCGACCGCGAAGGTCCCGGTCGCCGTGCCGATCGTCAGGAGGCCGTAGGCGCCCGTGATCGTGGTCGAGGAGACCTCGAGGAAGTCGGTATCGAGCTGGTACGTGCCGACGCCGCCCGCGGTACCGGTGAGCTGCGAGACGACCTTCGGGGCCGGGCTCGTCGGGATGCCGGAGCCGGAGATCGACGTGCCCGGGTAGACGACGCCGGAGCCGACCGCCGAGACGGTCATGACGGAGCCGGAGATCGAGCCGGTGACGGACGACGCGCCCGCGGCAACGTCGGAGCCGGTCGCCGAAGCGCCGCCGAAGACGGCACCGGCGTTCGCGAAGACGACCTTGCCGTCCGCGACCCTGGCGAACGCCTTCTGGCCGAGACGGGCCTGCGTCAAGCCGTCGTTCTTCACCGCGAAGTCGCCGCCGATGTAGATCGCGCACTGGAAGCCTTCGGCGATCTGGTTGCCGGCGTTCGAGAGATAGGTCGAGTTGAGCGCCTGCTGCGTCCGCATGACGAAGCCGTCCGGCTTGCCGCCGCCGTACGAGTTCGCGATCGACGGGCCGCCGTTCGGGTCGTACGGGGGCGTCACCCACGCGAAGCGGCCGACGATGAGGGAGTCGCCAGCGACGAGAGCGCCGGGGCCAGCGAGGAAGCTGGCGATCGGGTTCTGGCTGACGCGGTCGCCCGCCAGGAACGGTGCGGGCTGGCTATAAACCTGCTGCTGAAAACCGCCAGTCATGTCCTGTCTCTCCTGCTTCGTACTTCGGTTGTCGAGTTCGCCTTCGGCCTATCAGCCGACGGCTTGAATGTTCGCCAGACCCGGCGCGAGCTTCGCGGCCTTGTCGAGCACGGACGCATCCATCGCGATCGGGGCCTGGCCGCCGTCGTTCGCCGGGCGCGCGCCGGGGAGCGGTTGAGCCTTCAGGATCGGGAGAAGAGCGTCCTCGTGGAGCTTCTCGGCGCCATCGAAGCCGCGCATCTTCAGGGCGTGGCGGTAGACGCCGGCCGCGCTGTCGAACGCGAGATCGGGAGCAAGCTCGCCGACCCAAGGCTTGACGGTCGCGATCGCGGTCCGGATGCCGCGCTCGGTCTCGCGGACCGAGGCGAGCTGCTTCTGGAAGTCCGCACCCTGGGCCTTCAGGGCCTCGTCGAGCGCGATCTTCGAGACGAAATTCTTGCTGTCCATGGCCGGAGGATCCTTCTTGTCCTTGTCGTCCTTGTCGTCCTTGTCGTCGTCCTTCTCGTCCCCCGCGAGATTCTTCGGAAGCATGTCGCACGCCTTCATGATGGACTCTTCGTCCATGCCCTTCTCGCGCAGGAACGCCTTCAGGGGCTCGGCGTCGTAGGTCGTCTTGTCGGGAGCGGTCGGCTCGCTCGGGGAGGGCTGCGGCTCGATCGCGGCGATCTCTTCAAGACCGCCCTCGTCCTGAACCTCTTCCTCGAGGCCCGTGAAGGCGTCGACCGCCTTCGCGAGGTCTTCCATCGACGCGTCGAGCGCGATGCCGGGCTTCAGCTTCCCGTCGATCGCGGCGCGAACGCCGGAGAGGAAAGCGGCCCGCTTGTCCTTGTAGTTCTTCGGAGAGAGACCGGCGAAGACGTCCTTGCCGATGACGACCTTCTGGTCCATCGCCAGGAGCGGCGCGACGTGCGATGCGGTGGCTGCGAGAATGACCGCGGCAAATCGGGTCGGCTTCATGACGTTCTCCCTGCTGTCGCCGACAACCACGTCGGGTCCGGCTCGCCCATCTTCGACGAGAGCAACGTGGTTGAACACGATGTCCCTCATCACTCCGTCGTAGCGCGTACCACGGAAATTTCCCGGTGTCATGTCCGGCGTGTAGTGGTAGCCCGCGGATAGCTCCCGCTTGGCCCCGCTCTCGATCCCTTCGATCGCACTCTTCGCGTTTACGAAGAGCGAGTTCTTCAGATACTCGCCGTCGAACTCCGCATCGGTGCCGAGTGATCCGACGGTATCCATCGGCTTGTGATCGTCGGCATTGACCGGAATGTGCTTCGCAAGCAACTGCACGCCGTTTAGCGTCGGCGCGGCCTTCCGAAGCTCGTCGGGGTCGCGGAGCAAATTATATACTTTGTCGGGGTCGAGCCCGAGCTTCTGCCATCCGGGAATCTCGTTCCCGCGGTACGGGCAGACGTTCGCCTTCGAGATGTTCGCGACCTTGACGACGAGCTGCCCGTCCTTCCGCTTCTCGCGGACGGTCTCGCGGTCGAGCGCGAGCTTCAGAGCCGAATCAGTCGCGACTTCCTTCACGGTATCCTGCCAGTTCTCTTTGACGGGCTCGAAAACTTCGGGGCCGAGGTCGATCTCGCCTGCATACGGCTCGACCTGATTCACGTCAACGTCGCCCGCGTCGTACGAGATCGTCAGGTGCGGGCGATACTCCGGCCAATCCCATGACGCGCCACCGGCACTAAACTCGCGCCACCGCGCTTCGAGCGCCGGGGAAGAGAACCGGAGAACGACCGCCTCGCCATCGGCGCCGAGCCGCTCGACTGCGCGACCGGGCGCTCCGGCCTCGTTCGCGAGATCATCCGTGACCGGGTCGAACTTCCCCCAATCGACCGGGGTCTTCGAGTGGGCGATGGTGACGTGAAGGTCTTCGCCCGGAAGCGTCGATTTGAAGCCTGCAGCCCGGGCCCATTCGAGAATCGCGGTCGGGTTGAGAATCTGGCGGCGGACGTAGAGCGTCCGGGGCTCGGCGTCTTCTGCGCGTCGCGCGAAGGCCGGGATCGCGGAGTTCGGCGATGTCGAGAGAGCCCCCGTCATAGGGGCTGCATATCACGAAGTTGCGAAATTGCGCAACTTTAGCTCCGGCGCTCGCTCGGAGCTTCCATATCCCGGAGCGCGATCGCCTTCATGATGACGATCTGGTTCGCCGTCTCGGACGACGTGTTCGGCGGCAAGATGACCTGCCCGGCCTTCGCCCAAAAGTCCCACGGCGCGAGATCGGCGATCGAGAAGACGCCGGACCGCTCGACGTTCGGCCGGATCGTCATGACGCTATTCTCCAGAGGATGAACGAGAGACCGCCGCTCAGAAGCCCGATCAGCGCCAGGGTCAGGTTCGCCGACCAGACGGCGTTCGCGAGCGCGAGCGCGGCGAGCAGGGCGAAGAGGATAGCGAGAACGGTCATGAGAAGCCCTCGACGACGGAGCGGGAGACGCACCGGCAGTTTATCAGCTCGCCGGGCCAGATGCGACGGCGGACCTTCGGGTCCGGGTCGAACCAGCCTTTCGCGGGGTCGTAGAGCTTCCCGTCGTTCGCCAGATGCGTCTTCCGCGGCTCCTTCCCGCCGTGCGAGTGAAGCCACATCGCCTTCGTGATCCCCGCCTGTTTCTGCCGGACCCGGACGAAGACGGCGGTCGCCTTGTTGTTCTGGTCGCGGGCGATCAGCGCCGCGCGTCGTCGGGTCACGCCGAACCGAGCCTGCAGCTCGCTCGTCAAGTCGGAGAGATCGCGCCCGGCGGAGACGGAGCGCATCACCATCCCCTCGATTTGAGTATGGTACTGCTGCGGGATCGAGCGGATAAGCCCGACGTTCTCGGAGAGCGTCGCCTGGTAGGCGTCGCGCATCTCGGCGTTCATCTGGAAGCGGACCGAGACCCCGGCGTCGCGGAGGATCTTGTCGAGCGCGGCCCGGGATCGCCGCTC